CCGGCCAGATGGAAATCATCGAGAACATCCAGGAAGATCTCCGGACGCGCGGGCTTGTGATGGAAGTGACCGGCTCCACCGGGCAGCAGAAGATCGAGGCGAACCCGATGGCCTCCCAGCTGCCGAAATACAACGACACTGCAAACAAAACACTAAGCATCATGCTGGACATCATTCAGAAACTGGGCACCGCCGCGCCGGCGGGCGATAAGCTGGGTGAGTTCCTGAATGAGTAAGTACCATGGCGAGGCGTGGAGGCGAATGGAAGCGCCACCTGTGCCAAACGCAGAGCTCGAGATAGAGGTGCGGCGGCTGCAGAAGATGGCAGCGTCCGCGGACAACTGGATTCTTAAATACTACCAGATGATAGAAGACGGGTCCGTGACCGTGGGTCATTGGATCCGTTTGCTATATGAGCGGATTGTCTCCGACCTGGAGGCGAAGGCCTCCTTCTTCGACCAGAAGAAGGCGAACAAGGCCATCCGCTTTTTTGAGTCCTTCTGCCATCATTCCAAAGGCAAGCTGGCGCCCCAGCTGGTGAAGCTGGAGATCTGGCAGAAGGCACTCCTCAGCTGCATGTTCGGGCTGGTGGATGAGCGCGGCGTCCGGATCTACCGGGAAGTGTTCATCGTGATGGGCCGGAAATGCGGGAAGAGCCTCCTGGCCTCCGGCGTGGCAGAGTACATGGCCTACGCCGACGGCGAGCGCGGCGCGGACTGCTACTTCCTCGCGCCGAAACTGGACCAGGCGGACATCGTGTTCAATGACTTCTGGCAGTCCATCAGCCAGGAACCGGATCTGATGAAGATCACGAAGAAGCGGAAGATGGACATCTACATCGAGTCGACGAACACGTCCATCAAGAAAGTGCCCTTCTCCGAAAAGAAGAGCGACGGCTTCAACCCGCACCTGACCGTATGCGACGAGGTCGCCGCGTGGGTCGGCGATCAGGGCATCAAACAGTATGCCGTGATGACCTCCGCCCTGGGCAGCCGGGAGCAGCCGATGATCCTGTCGATCACGACGGCCAACTACATCAACGACGGGATCTATGACGAGCTGTTTAAGCGCGGGACCAGTTTCCTGAACGGGAACAGCCGGGAAAAGCGCCTCCTGCCGGTGATCTACCAGATCGACGACCTGGACAAGTGGAACGACCTGTCAGAGCTCCGGAAGAGCATCCCGAACCTGGGTGTGTCGGTGTCCGCCGGCTACATCCTCGAAGAGATCGCCAAGGCGGAGGACAGCCTGGCAAACAAGGCCGAGTTCCTGACCAAGTTCGCGTGCATCAAGCAGAACAGCTCGATGGCATGGCTGAACGCCCAGGACATCCGGAAGTGCTTCGGGCACAGCATGACGCTGGAGCAGCTGCGGCACTCCTACGCGCTGGCCGGGATCGACCTGTCGCTTGCGGTGGACCTGACCGCCGCGGTGGTCTGCATCGAGAAGGATGGGATCACCTGGTTCGCGGTCCAGTTCTTCATGCCGGAGAACAAGGTCGAGGAAGCGACCGCCCGGGACGGACTCCCCTACCGGATCTACCAGCAGCGCGGCCTCCTGACGGTCTGCGGGGAGAACACGGTGGACTACCACGCCGTGCACGACTGGTTCAGGATGCTGGAACACGACTACGAGATCCTCCCGCTGAAGGTCGGATACGACCGCTACAGCGCCGCCTATCTGGTGCAGGACATGGAGGCGGACGGCTTCAGCATGGAATCCGTCAGCCAGGGCAGCAACCTGACCGGCGTGCTGATCGACATGGAGGGCATGATCAAGGACGGAAGGCTTCGGTGCATCGGGGACAACGACCTGATGAAGGTCCACATGCTGGACAGTGCGCTGAAGTTTGAAGACGGGACGAACCGGCGGAGGCTGATCAAAGTCTCCCCGAAGTCCCACATAGACGGAATGGCGGCCCTGTCGGACGCCATCTGCATGAGACACAACTACTACGAGGAGCTGGCGGGCCAGCTGAGCAATGAGAGGTGAAACTGATGGGACTGTTTGAGGCCCTTTTCGGCCGGAAAAAGGCGGAGCCTGTGAGCAGCAGCTTCCAGACCCTGACGGCGTATCAGCCGGCGTTCCGGTCGTGGGGCGGACAGATCTACGAGAGCGAGCTTGTCCGGGCAGCGGTGGACGCCATCGCCCGGCACGCGGCGAAGCTCCAGTACAGCATGGAGGGCACAGCCCGCCCGAAGCTCTGGACGGCCACGAAAAGCGCGCCGAACCCCTGGATGACGTGGAGCCAGTTCACCGAGCGGTCCTCCAATATCTACGAGGTGCAGAACAACCTGTTCATCATTCCGCTGCTGGACGACCTCGGCGAGGTGGCAGGATACTTCCCCGCCGTGCCGAGCGAGTGCGAGGTGGTGGATGTCGGCGGGAATCCGTGGCTGAAGTTCACGTTCCTGGGCGGACAGAAGAAGAGCATCCCCCTGACCCGGGTCGGCGTCGTGGTGAAGCACCAGCTGAAGGATGACTTCTTCGGCGAGAAGAACACCGCGCTGAGCGGGACCATGGAACTGATCAACATGGTCAACCAGGGCATCCAGGAGGGCGTGAAAAACAGCGCGACCTTCCGGTTCATGGCCCAGCTGACCAGCAAGAGCTTCGACGAAGATCTCCGGAAAGAGCGGGAGCGCTTCGATCGGAACAACTTCCAGCAGGGCTCCGGCGGTCTCCTGCTGTTCGGGAACCAGTTCTCGAACATCCAGCAGATCAAGCAGGAGGGCTACAAGGTCGACCCGGACCAGATGAAACTGATCCAGGCGAGCGTGATGAACTACTTCGGGGTCAGTGAAGAGGTACTCCAGAACAAGGCGAACGGCGACCAGCTGGACGCCTTTTTTAATGGCGCGATTGAGCCCTTCGCGATCAAGCTGAGCGACGCGCTCACGCGGATGGTGTTCACGCAGCGCGAGATCAACAGCGGGAACGCGGTCCGGTTTACGGCCAACAGGCTCCAGTACATGTCGGTGGCGTCCAAGATCTCCATGGCCCAGCAGCTGGGTGACCGGGGCATCCTGACGATCGACGAGATCCGCGACCTGTTCAACTACGCGCCGCTGCCGGACGGCGAAGGCCAGCACGCGCCGATCCGCGGCGAGTACTACTTCGTTGATGAAGGAAAACAGGAGGATGAATGACATGACGAACGAACGCGAGGTCCGCTACCTCCCGATGGAAATCCGGGCGGAGCAGGACGAAGACAAAGGCGCCGCGATTGAGGGCTACCCGATCGTGTTTAACCAGGAGACCGACCTGGGAGAGTGGCGCGAAGTGATTGACCCGGCCAGCGTCAGCAAGGAGAACCTCCGGGACGTGGCGCTGATGGTCGGGCACGACTTCGGGATGATCCCGCTGGCCCACAGCCGGCGGAACAACGGCAGCGGCACCATGCAGCTGACGCCGGATGAGCACGGCGTGAAGATGCGGGCCACGCTGGACGTGGAGAACAACCCGAAGGCCTCTGAAGCTTATTCCGCGATCAGGCGCGGGGACATGACCGGTATGTCCTTCGCCTTCATCGTGAATGAGGAAAGCTGGGAAGACCTGGACACCGAAAAGCCCCTCCGCCGGATCACCGGTATGAGCGAGATCTTCGAGGTGAGCCTTGTGGCCTTCCCCGCGTACCAAGGCACCTCCGTCCAGGCGGCTTCCGAAGGCCCGGCGCTGGAGAGCGTCAGAGCCTCGCTGGAGAGCGCGAGGAAGCAGCACGATCAGGAGCGTGCGGAGCAAGCCGAACAGGAGCGCCGGAGCGCGCTGATTGAGCGGTTGAACAACCTGACAAAGGAGGAAAAGTGACTATGTTTGACTTTTCCGAAATGAACGCCGAGCAGCTGGACGCCCGCATGGCGGAGCTGCTGGAAGAGACGTCCGAAGAGAAGCGGGACGCGCTCAGCACTGACGACCTCGAGACCCGTGTGAACGAGCTCGCGGAGCTGAAGGCTGAGATCGAAGCCCGCCGGGCCGCCGCCGCCGAAGAGGCGCGGAAGGCCGAAGAAGTCGCCCGCATGACGGGCAAACCGATTATCGAAAGCGAGGAAAGAAAGATGGAAATTAACTCCATGGAATACCGTGACCTGTGGCTGCGCAACCTCCAGGGCAACCTGAGCGAGGAAGAGACCCGCGCCTACAGCGCCTCCGGCACTAACGCCGTGCCCACCCTGGTGGCCGACAAGTTCTTCGAGAAGATGAAGAAGCTTGCCCCCATGCTCTCCGAGATCACCCTGCTGCGCGTCGCCGGCAACCTGAAGTTTGTCGCCGAAGGCACCCGGAACACCGCCAGCAAGCACACCGAGAACCAGGCGATGGACGCCGCCGCCGACACCACCGTCGCCGTGACCCTGGGCGGCTTCGAGTTCATGAAGGTGATCCAGATCTCCCGGACCGCCCGCCTGATGGCCATCGACGCCTTCGAGGGCTGGCTGGTTGAGATGCTCGCCGGCGACATCGCCCGCGCCATCGACAACTACATCCTGAATGACGCCACCAACGGCATCGCCGCGATCACCTTCACCACCGGCGAAGGCCAGAACATGATCCTGAACACCGCCACCACCGGCTACACCTACAAGAACGTGTGCGACCTGATCGCGCTGCTGCCCGCGGCCTATGATCCGGAAGCGAAGTTCCTGGTGAACAAGAAGACCCTGTACGGCCAGATTGCCGCGATCAAGGACACCGCGGAGCGTCCGATCTTCGTGCCCGACACCGTGAACGGCATCGGAGGCCGCCTGATGGGCTACCCCGTGGTCGTGGATGACTATGTCACCGCCGCCAACGACGCCCTGTACCTCGGCAAGTGGACCGACGTGGTCGGCAACCTCTCCGAGGACATCCATGTGGATGCTGACGAGTCCGCCGGCTTCACCTCCAACAGCATCATGTACCGTGGTATCGCGGTGTTCGATTCCAAGCCCGCGAAGACCGACGGCATCGTCCGCCTGGTCAGCACCACTGCCTGATGATCTGTAAGGCTGAATAGCCTTCAGATAGCCCTGCCGGGGCTTCGTCCTTTCCCCCGGCAGGGTCTTTTTCCAAGAAGGGCATGAAAGGACGAAAAACATGAAGACGATGGTGTGCGTCCCCTGCATGGACACCGTGCAGACGGACTTTGTGAGAAGCCTGGTGGCCATGCGGCCTGTCGGTGACGTGGTTCCTGAGTTCGTCGCCGGGTCGGTGGTTTACCACAGCCGGAACCGGCTCGCCCAGAAGGCGGTCGAGGAAGGCTACGATTTCACCCTGTGGCTGGACAGCGACATGGTCTTCCCTCCGAACCTGATGGAGGTCCTGATGGAAGACATGACCGGGAAGAACCTGGTGACGGGCGTGTGCCACATGCGGCGGCCTCCCTACAGGCCCTGCATCTGGAAGACCCTCCGCCAGGGGATCGACATGGAAGAGAACCAGAGCGTCGGGTATGACGATTACCCCCGCGGCGGGATGTTCCAGGTCGAGGGGTGCGGGTTCGCCTGCATCATGGTCCGCACAGGCGTGATCAAGGACGTGATCGCGCGGTACAGCGAAGCCTTCGCGCCTCTGCCGGGCTACGGCGAGGACCTGAGCTTCTGCATCCGGGCGAGGGCGTGCGGGCACCAGATCTACTGTGACCCGCGCCTCCAGATCGGGCACATCGCGCAGACCATCGTGACGGACAACACCTTCCGGGCCTTCAGACAGGCCGAGGAAGAACGGAAGCGGAGGGAACAACATGCTGAGTGAGTGCAGGAAGGCGCTGAGGATCACGACCACGGCGTATGACGGGGAGCTGTGCTCCCTGATGGACGCGGGCGCGCGGGATCTGACGATCGCCGGCGTGGTACTCCCGGGCACGGTGTCCTTCGAGCAGACGAACAAAGGGATGACGGACAACAGCACCCTGACGGACGCGCTGGTCATGCGGGCGATCTTCACCTATGTGCGGCTGAACTTCGGCTCGCCGGACGACTACGAGCGCCTGAGGGAGAGCTACAGCGTCCAGAAGACCCAGCTGATGCACGCGACGGGCTACACCGACTACGACGAACCGGAAACGGACGAAGACGGCGGTGATGGCGAATGATGCGGGCGGATGTTATCCAGCTGGTTACACAGAACCGGGACGCGCATGGGGTGCATGAAACCGTGACGGAAACGGCGCGGGAAGTCTTCTGCACCGTCCAGAGCGTGACCCGGTCGGAATACTACACGGCACTGAACGCCGGCATCCAGCCGGAATATGTCTTTCATCTGGCCCTCGCCGAGGATTACCAGGGCGAGCGTGTGGTCCGGTATAAGGACCAGCGGTTCCGGGTCGTGAGGACCTATATGACGGCGGACGACGGCATCGAGATCACGGTGGAGAGGAGCGACGACAATGGCACGGACTACGAAAGCTAACCGGACAACCACGGCCACGGTCACGGTGGACGCGATCGACAAACTGATCGAGAAGCTGAACACGATCGAGGGCATCGAGTTTGTCCGGGATGCCTGGGTGAACAAGGCGCCCGCCAGCTACGGCGTGGTCGAGCTGAGCGGCGAAGCCAGGCAGCTCTGGGCGGACGGCCATCTGGTCGACTCCATCTACCGGGTACTGATTCACGCCTATGTCGACGGGAGCAATGACGCGCTGCCGGCAACGGTGACGGCGAAGCTGGAAGCCCTCGAGGATGAAGGCGTCCTGGATACCACCCACACGAACAGCCAGGACTTCGACTATGCCACCGGCAAGAACCACTGGCTCTGGTCGGTGAACATGTACGGCCCGCTGACGTGGACCGAGACAGTACAGGTCGGTGGTACCTGATGGCAAGGCTTCAGGTGAACGGCATCGACGGGATGGAGGCCCAGCTGGAGCGGATCGGCGGGCGGGAATCCGCCAGGCGGATCGTGGCAGCCGGCGCTGAAGCGTGCGCGAAGGCGCTGGAAGACCGGACGAACCAGTACAGGCACGTCCTGACCGGGGAAATGATGACGAGCATCCGACCCGGGAAGTACCACGAGGACATTGATGTCTGCTGGCAGGACGTCTACCCGCAGGGGAACGACGCCAGGGGCATCAGCAACGCCAGGAAGGCGTTCGTCATTAACTACGGCTACGGCGGGAAGCGGACTGCGAAGACCGGCGACAAGTTTATCACCGGGAAGAAGCAGACGCTGGAACAGGTGGTCGGCGCGGCCATGAAGGCCGAGGCAGACCGGATACTACAAGAAGCGAGGTAATTCGATATGGCGAAAATCGGGATCAAGTCGCTGACCTATGCGACGTACTCCACCGGAGGCGACGGCGGAGCCGTCAGCTACACCGGCGGTGTCATGCTGAACGACTACATGATCCGCGCCGATCTGAGCGAGGAGCGCGAGGACGTCAAGTTCTTCGCGGACGACCATCAGATCGACTCCGAAAACGGCATGAACGGCCTGACCGTCAGCCTGGAGCTGGCCAACCTGACCGACGCGCTGGACAAGGCGCTGCTCGGCCATGTGGATGGCACCAGCAGCGAGCTGAACGTGACGGCGAAAGATTCCCCGGTTGTGGGCATCGGTTTCATCCGGAAGGAGCGGTTCAAGGGCTCGGTCCAGTTCCACGGATTCTGGATCTACAAGATCCAGTTCTCCAAGGACAGCGACTCTGCGCAGACCAAGGGCGAGAGCGTGGACTTCCAGACCGAGACCCTGAGCGGCAGCGCGTCGGGTGTCATCCTCAGCTCCGGCGGGGATGTCATCTACTACAGCCACTACCGGGCCGCAACGGAGTCCGCGGTGGTTTCCTGGGTCAAGGGCAAGGCCGGCATCTCGTAAGATGCCGCAGGGGCGCGGGGAGGTTCCCCCGCCCCTTCTTTTTTGAAAAGGACGAAAGAGAGGACGATCACCATGGCAAGTATCACCATTAACGGCAAAGAGTACAAACTTAAGTTCGACATGTACGCTATGGAGCAAATAGAAGAAGAGTTCGGCGGCATCCGGAAGATGTTTGACGCGATGCGCGGCGAGGGCGAGATCAGCACATCGAAGGCGATGAAGGCCATCTTCCGCATCCTGGCGAACAGCGCCCGGAACGAGGCGGACCTGGCGGAGAACGTGACCGGTGACGAAGTGCTGCACATCAGCGTGAACAAGCTGAGCGCGGCGATCAGCGCCGCCGTGAACGAAGGCATGAAGAGCGAGACCACCGGAGGGAACGAAGCGGACGATGAAGTCCACGACGAATACCTCGAAGAGATAGAGTCAAAAAACTGAGGGGCCGGCGGGAGACGCGCTGCCGTGAGTATTACGGCTACGCGCTGGTCGCCGGCATCAGCGTGAAGGATGCCCGGGACATGACGCCCGGGTTCATCCGTGACATGTACAACATAAAGGCCAAGCATGATATCCGCGTGAACGGCGGGAAGATTGCCAGCCGGGCACTGGGTTTGTGAGGTGTGAAGGATGCCGGACGAAAGCAAGATCAGACAACGGATAGAGCTGGAGGGCGAGAAGGAGTATAACGCCGCCCTGGCGGAAGCCCGGCGGAACCTGAAGACCCTCCGGTCCGAGCTGAAGGCCGAGACGGCGGAGCTCGGCGCGAACGCCACCGCCCAGCAGAAGAGCGAAGTCAAGACCCGGAACCTCCAGAAGCAGATCAAGGAGCAGGAGAAGGTCGTCAAGACTTACCGGGACGCCCTGGCGGAGGTCAAGAAGAAGTACGGCGACAACGACGAGGCGGTCGCGAAGTGGGAGCAGAAGCTGAACGAAGCCCGCGCGACCCTCGCCGGCATGAAGAACAGCCTCGACCAGGTCGACACCAGCATGAAGAAGCTGGACGCCGACGCCCAGATGGGCACGGTGGCCGCCAAGAGCTTCGCGGACAGCATCGGGCGGATCGGCGACATCGGGAACAGCGTGGCGGATTCCATCGAGGGGATCTTCACCAACGTGGTCAACTCGGTGCGTGATACGATCACGGCGATCTGGGGCGACATCGTGGACCTCGCCGCCCGGTCGAACAGCCTGGTCGACCTTGCCGGCTACTGGAACACGGACGTGCTGACCCTCCAGGCCTACCAGGGCGCGCTGGCGGACACCGCCAACAGCTTCGAGGACCTGAGCAGCATCGTCACCAAGATCAACGCGCTGGACCCCGGGAAGATCATGGAGCTGACCGGCGTGTCCAAGGTCAACTATAAGGATGAGTGGCAGTACGCCATGGCCGTCATGGACGCCATGAGCGAGATGGGCGACCGGCGGAACGAAGTGGCCTTCGAGATCTTCGGGGGCCGGAGCGCCACCAAGGCCTTCGACATCCTGAGCGACTGGTCGGCAATCCAGGAGAACCTGAGCAACTGGAACCCGGAGGAGGGCGGCTTCGGCCTGTCCGAGGAAGAGATCCGGGATATGTCGCAGCTGTATGAACAGGTCACCGGCCTCAAGGCCGCGTGGGAGTCTCTGAAATCAATGGGCGCGGTGCGCCTGTTCGGCAACCTGGCACTGGACATCACCAGCAACGCACGGGCGATCCTGGAAGCCTTCAACCGGTACCTGAACGCGGAGAACGACGCGGAGCGCGAACAGGCCTTCCAGGAGATGGAAGAGAACATCCTGGCGCTGTTTGAGCGGATCAAGCTGGCGATCCAGAACGGCATCGCGCTGCTGGAGCGCTTCGCGGAGGACCTGAAGAACAGCGACGACCCGACGCTTCAGGCGATCGGGAACGTGATCAGCGCCTTCGTGGACGCGCTGCAATGGCTGACGGAAGACAACATGCAGCACGTTGTCAGCGCGCTGGAGATCCTCGCCGGGTTCTGGATCGCCGGCAAAGGTCTGAAGATGGTCAGCACGGTCGCCGAGTTTATCGCTAACCTGAACCTCCTGAAGGGCTTCCATGGTGTCGGCGGCGTCGGCGGGACCGGAGGCACCACCGGCACAGGCGGAGGCGGAGGACTGCTCGACAAGCTTGGGAAGAAGCTCGGCGAGTTCGCGGCGAGCCCATACGGGTTCCTCCTCGGCTCTGCGATTGGTACGTTTGTCCTCGGACATGAAATGACCGAGCATAACCGGATTCAGGAGTGGGGCGGGTTCATCGAGAACGAACAGGCCATGCAGGGCATGGAAGCGGTGCCGGAGATCCTGACGCGCCTGAACGAGGCGGCGAACGGTACCGAGGAATGGGACCCGGACGCGGACCGCATGGCGGACGCGAAGGCGCTCTTCCGGGAGTTCGGGAACGAGTTCTACTTGCTCGACCCGGACCATCCGATCTGGAACATGGCGAAGGATCTGGGCTACCTGGAAGACGGCGTGCTGAGCGAGGAAGAGCTGACCGCCCTGACGGAGAACGCCGAGGAGCTGGGCATCCTGGCGGATGACTGGGAAGCGTTCGCCCGGGACATGTACAACCTAATGTTCGACAAATACAACAGCGGAGACACGAACGGCATCCCCGCGGAATGGTGGACGAACGGCCAGGGCAGCAACGGGATCACCAGCAGCGACCTGAACCGGTTCCAGGGCCTCCCGAGTGGGATGAAGGCGGCGGTCCGGGAAGGCGTGAGCGGCATCCGCGTGACGCTGGACGGGTACGCGGTGGGCCAGCTGGTGGCGCCCTACGTGAGCCAGCAGATTGCCAGGGAAATGACGGTTTAACGGGGTGAAGATATGCAACTGACGAGACGGGTGGCGCTGAACGGGATCTGGATGGACGAGCTGGACAGCCGGATCGTCATCCGCGCCATTGAACCGGCGGACGGCAGGGAGTCGATCAACGGCGTGCCGACCGCCAGAGGATACGGCCAGCGGGTCACCGGGAACCGCCGGGAGACCGTGGACATCGTCATCCGGTTCGCCATCCTGGAGCACGGGAAAACCGAGGACGGGATGGCGGCACGGTCCGCCGTGCTGGAGGCGGTGAACGCCTGGGCAGCTGCCGGCGGCTGGCTGACCGTGAACTATAAACCGAACCGGCGCCTCCGGGTGATCCTCGCCCAGGCGCCCGGCGAGGGCAGCCTGTGGGACTACACGAAGGAGTTCCAGCTGACATTCCGGGCGTTTGAGGCGCCCTACTGGGAGGAAGAGAGCGCGAAGAGCGGAACCTTCGGCGGAAGCACCGCGAGCGGGTCCGGCTCCGTCGTGATCGACGGCAGCGCGAAGTGTCCCGTGAACGTGACGCTGACCAATACCAGCGGCGCGACGATCAACAACGCCACCGTGACGGTCGGCGGGCAGACGATGGCCTTCACCGGGCTGGGCCTTCCGGCGAACGCGAGCCTGGTCATCAGCCACACGGATGACGGCCTCCTGGTAATCAAATCGAACGGCCAGAGCGCCATGGCGAAGCGGACCGCCGAGAGCGCGGACGACTTCCTGATGGCGCCCGGGACGCGGAGCTGCTCGTACAGTGCGCAGCGTGCCTGCCGGATGACCGTCTCATGGAGGTCGAGGTTCTTATGATTCAGATCTTGCAGCCCCACAGTCTGACGGTCAGGGACCGGTTCACGCCGGAGACCATGCGGCTGGACCTGTCCGAGAGGCAGAGCACCGCCACGCTGACGGTCGGGCCGGACGCGCCGCTGATCGGCGTCGGGGACTGGCTCCGGGACGAAAAAGACCCGGGCGCCGGTATCGTGTGGCGGGTGAAGACGGTCGACCAGCAGTATGACACAGACACACGGAGCATCCAGCTGGAGCACGCGATCAACCTCCTGAAGGACGTGCTGATGTTCGGCGAGGTCAAGCCCTCCACCATGGGCGGCGGGGACACGATCGGCGCGGCAGCTGCTGCCCGGTGGATTCTTGGCAGACAGAGCGACTGGCGGCTGGGCGCGTTCGAGTATTCCACCGCGAAGCCCTACAACTTCAACGGCGAGAACCTGTTCGCCGCGCTGGAGACGATCAGCTCCAGCCTGGAGGATGCCCTTTGGGACTACGACTTTGCCGCCTACCCTTTCACGCTGAACATCCGGCGCGCCGGCACGGCGGTCGGGTGCGAGATGCGGCTGAGCCGGAACATCCGGACGCTGAAGCGCACGGTGGACAGGAGCCGGATGTACACCCGCTTCTACCCGATCGGGAAGGACAACCTCCACATCACCGGCGAGTATGTCACTAAGAATGAGGCCCTGTACGGCACGATCAGCAAGACCGAGACCGACCAGAGCATCGACACCGAGGCGAAGCTTCGCGCCTGGGCGAATGAGCGCCTGAACAGGCACTGCAACCCATCCGTGACGATCACGATCAGCGGGCTGGAGCTGAGCCGGGACACCGGCGAGCCCATGGACCGGATCAGGGTCGGGACGGTGTGCCAGGTGCCTCTTCCGGAGTTTTCCACCACGCTGACGGAGCGGGTGACCAAGCTCAGCTGGTCGGACAAGATTCACGACCCGCAGAGCGTCACGGTCACGCTGGCGAACCAGCTGGAAGACGTGGCCAGCATCGTGAACAACATCACCCAGAGCGCCGGCAGGAGCGGACGCGCCTCCGCCAAGGACAACGAAGAAAAGCACGCCTGGATCATCGACGAGAACGACAAGGTCGGGCTGCTGGCTGAGGCGGTCGCCGGGCCGGGAGCGGCCACGGACTGGTCTCGGGTGGCGTCCATCATCGTGGACGGCGAAGGCATCCACCAGCGCGTCACCCGGACGGAGAACGACATGGTGGTCGCGGAGGCCGCGATCGAGGTCAGCGAGAAACAGATCAACCAGTTCGTGAAGGCCGTCGGGGCGGACGGACAGATCACCGCCGCCTCCATCGTGCTGGCCATCAACGACGCCGGCGAGAGCGAGGCGCGGATCGACGCGAACAAGGTCTACATCGGGAACCAGAAGAGCACCACGGTCATCAATGGCAAATGTTCCCTTTCGGATGTGACGGCGGAGGTCATCAAGGGCCGGATCGCCACGCTGAGCAGCCTGTTCTGTCCTCAGTTTGAGGGCAACATCTACGGGAGCACCGTGATGTTCGCCAGCGGGACCACGCCCTACGGGACCACCACCTACACGAACGTGAAGGCGGCGATCGCGGCGGTGCAGATCGCGGCGTCCGGGCAGAACTACAAGCTGCAATACAAGACATTCAACGACACTTCCTGGATTGACGCGGGGACTTTTAACCGGGCCGTTACTGCACTCGATGGTGTGTGGAGTGACGGCGCGATCACGGTCACGCCATCCGGGCTGTCCTCGCCGACCTATGTGGACCATCTGACCGGCGGGACACCCTATACCGATCCGAACGATGACTACCGCTACAAGGTCAACGTGCTGCACTACCTGACCGACCCGACACGGCCCTCCGGGACCGGGCTCACGATCGACATCGAGAGCGTCTACCAGGCGGGCTATGAGGTCACCCAGGCGCAGATCACGACCAGCAACTTCTCGACCAACTACACCGGGAGCGTCTCCGGAAAGACCCAGATCGGGAGCTTCAGCAAAAGCAGCCTCTCCGGGAACAGCTACATCCTGCTGAGCGTGAAGTGCCACGGGACGACAAAGCAGTTCTACATTACCGTGAACAACTGACAACTGAGGAGGAAGGACGATGGAAAACAGGAAAATGACCGTCACCCAGGTGATCGAGGCGACCCGGGACATGCTGGCGGCGATCTCCGTACCGGTGGGCCTGATGGACTCTGTCGGGACGCCGATCGCGCACGCGATGCAGAACCTGAACCTTTGCCTGGAGGCCATCCAAAACGCCGAGGGGGAAAAGAACAATGCAGAAGCTGACCCTGAATGACGGGACGGTCATCGTCCCCGCCCGGGTGATCCTGTCCGCCGGCACACTCTGGTTCTACATCGACGAACCGATGACGCTGGCGGAAGCCTTCGCCCTGATGGACGATCCGGACAAGACCCGGAGAATCCAGGCGGACAACGACGGGGAGATTATCAACTATGTCGGATACACGAATCTGTTCTGTATCCGGAAAGAAGATGACAATCAGGTCAACGGCGGCCTGAAGAAGGTGGTGGAAAGCGATGTTTAACGTAGACCTGAGCACGATGGAAATCACGATGCACGCCGGGGACACCGGCAGCTTCAAGGTGCACGGCGAACGCGCGAACGGTGAAGCCTGGACAGAAGACGACCGGATGCTGTTCACGGTCCGGAGCCAGAGCGGCGAGATCGTTCTTCAGCGGATCTACCGGCTCGATGACCAGTATGACCTGGGAGACGGCACGGTGCTGGTGGAGTTCCACAATGACGACACGGACGAATGGGACGCCGGCCAGTACTTCACGGAGCTGCGCTATGATGTCTCCCCGATCTGGAGCGGAACCGCCCCGACCGCGCGGTGCGTGAACGCGCTGACCGCCGGCGTGAAAATGATCGAAGGCTCCATTGTGCGGACCACCATCCAGAGCACGCTGACCATCCAGGGCGTCCTGGGCAACATTTAAGGAGGGCAAACCGATGTCTGAGAATCTGAATGAACAGGTCAATGTGATTGTTGACGACGCCACCGTGGTCACGGTGCCGATTGACGCGACCCTGAGCAACTCCGGCGAAGCAGCTGACGCCAAAGCGGTCGGCGATGCCCTCGCGCTGAAGGCGGACGCCTCGAGCGTCGTGGCGATCTCCGTGAACGGACAGACCCCGGACAACCAGGGCGCGATCCTGGTGGACGGCACGGACATCCCCATGTCCGGCACCGACTCCACTACGCTGAAGGCGAAGATCGAGGCCGTGGACGCGAAGACCGGCGCCAGCATCCCGCTGAACGCCACCGTCGGAGCGCCCTCCATCGACACCGCGATCAGCGAGAGCGTCAACAAAACGGCGACGGACATCCCGATGTCCAGCGACTCCGAGACCACGATCGCGGCGAAGATCGCCGCCATGGACACCGTGGCCAACCAGAACAGCACCGACATCGGCGCCCTGAAGACCAAGGCCGGCGACGCGATCAAGCTGACCAGCACCAGCGACGAGACCATCGCGGAGGCGGTGGCCGCCCGCGTGAAGACCGTGAACGGCGTGGGCCCGGACGAGACCGGGAACGTCCAGGTGCAGCACGCCCTGACCGCGGACAACCTGACCAGCAGCCAGAGCCAGAACAGCGTGGGCGAATGGACCCGGCGGACCACCGGCGGCAGCGCGTCCATCTCCGACGGGAACGCCTGGCTGAGCAGCATCCGGGGCAACCGGAGCCACGTCGGCTATGTGCCGGAATCCATCAACATGACCGTGACCACCGCCCCGCGGGAAGAGGGCGAGGAACCGATCACGGCCACGCTGGACCGCGACACGTTCGTGGCCTATGTGGAGTCCTCCGGGACGATCACCCTGACCTACACCACCAGCTGGAGCTCCTCCCCTGCCCTGTACGGCATTACCGTAACAGGGACGCCCGTGTCCGGCGACCAGATCGTCGTGGTCTACACGAAGGAAGACCGGGGCACGATCATCCAGAGCGATCCCCAGACGCTGGTCTCCACCGGGTACAACCTGTACAACCATTCCGTGGGGTACGCGATCGGCCTGAAGTATTCCAACACCTATGGCTTCTGCATCGCGGGCACCTACACCGCCGTGAAGTACAGCTCCACCCTGACCGGAACGAAAACCCCCATCACGCCGGCGGACGGCCTGTTCGACATCCCGGCCAACGGTTACATCTGGGTCGAGGGCGGAAACACCACCGACACCGAGGTCTATATGACCTGGGCGGACTGGGTTCTCGGACGGACCGGCAACTTCGCCGCGTACAGCGCAGACGTGATCGACCTGAGCACGATCATGGAAGAATACTTCCCGAACGGTCTGCTCCGCGCCGGTGATGTCCGCGACGAGATCGACTTCAACACCGGCATGGCGATCTCCAACATCCAGCGCCTCGCATATAGCGCGGAAAACCTGGCGACCGCTGAGGCCTCCGGCAGGACCTACGAATACGACACGAACTACATCTACCTGGAACGCGCCAGCGCGGTGACCAACGAGATCGAGATCGACGGCCAGTATGACGTCAACGACCACGGCCTCGAGTACTTCACCGGGACGGATGTGCCGGTCTATGCCATCGTGATCTACGGCAACAACCTGAAGAATAAGCTGGAGCGCGACGTGGTCACCAAGTCCGCCGACATCGTGAACGGGTTCACTTCCACGGCCACCGACAAGGCCCTGTCAGCTGCTGCCGGTAAGGAACTTAATGACCATATTGGGACATTGAACAATGACGGATATGGCAAATGGTATAAAATTAATGATTTTTATGGATACGATTCTAAAGGAACGGGAACTTCACGAAATCAAATATTGGTTAACCCGGTAACAAACCGGATGGTATTAGTAGTTAACGGGACTGAATACTATTTCTCACTTACCCGTTACAATCCATAATATCATAGCGCAAAATACGCTACTGCTAAAATAAGCGTAGTATTGACAGGAAGCGATTCGCCTGCATTTATATAGCCAATTCTGTCGATACCAATAGATGTAGACACGTTGGAAGATGCCACAACATGAGTTTTTGTCAAACCCGGTGCAGGAAACTTCGCAATACTGCTTTGGATTGCAGAAGAAAGCAACAGTCTGCAATTTATAATTACGAGTTTCCCGATTTGCACATACCCACCTTCGTCAACGGATACACCAGAACCAAGATTTGTCGGTGCAGTATATGCAGACGGCGAAAGGTTCGCAATATGGTCATATGTGGCGGGAAAATCACCCTTGATACCCACCCCTCACCATGGTAAAATTCTCCTGGGCGGTAGTCGCACATGCTGCCCAACGGAGCGCGTTCCGGTTCGCCGGGCGCGCTCTTTTCATACTCTTTTTTGGAGGTGATTCCATGAACCAGTCCAACTCCGAACAGCTCGCGAGGCTGAACCAGCGCCTGAAGAAGATTAAGGGCAACGACCCGATCAGCCGGGCCAGGAAAGAAGCACTGCTGAAGGCGATCTACGAGCTCCAGCAGGCCGAGGTGGTTTGATGGTCAGGATCAAACAGTACACAGACCAGGTGGAGGCCATCTACCTGGAGCAGCCGAAGTACGAGACAGGCCACGACGGGTCAGACGGGTTCTGTGACTGTATCGGCATGTGCAGGGGCGCCCTAAAGCGTGCCGGCGTGACGAACATCACGAACTTCCGTGGAACCAACCAGGCTGCGCGGAAGACCATCCAGAACCTCCAGAAGTTCACCAACGAGGCGGAGCTGATGGTCGGCGACGTGGTGCTGAAGGAGCGGGACAAGGATGATCCTTCCATGCCGCTTCCGGACAAGTACCGGAAGGGCGGGAGTGAGTACGATCCGACCTGGGGCGAGACGAACTTCACCCACATCGGCACGGTCACCAGCACAAAGCCGCTGATGATCACCCACATGACCAGTCCCTCCGCCAAGAAGGACAAGACCACGAAGGGCTGGACCTACGTAGGGCAGCTGCCCTGGGTGGACTACTCCGACCAGCCCGATCCGGGGCCAGATCCGGGACCGGAGCCTCAGCCGGCGCTGACGGCCACCGTGTACGCAGACAACGGGAAACCGGTCAAGATGCGGGCAAAACCCTCCGCCAGCTGTAAGCTGTATTGGGAGGTCCCATGTGGATCCATCGTCGATGTGATCGAGATCGGAGACGAATGGAGCCACATCAAATGGAACGGAATCACCGGCTACATGATGACACGTTTCCTCCAGATGGACGGCGCGATCCTGTGGACCGTGTGCGTCCCGCACCTGACACGCGACCAGGCCGAGGCGATGATCAGCCGGTACGCCGGGGCGTGGATGACCGCAGAAGGAGGGGGTGAGGTAGGATGAGCACATGGAACTGGTTGAGCCTGTTGGGAATCCCGTCGATTGTCGCGGCGGTGATCGTTTCCCTGTGGGTGCAGACACGAGCGATCAAGAAGGGCGTCCAGGCGCTTCTCCGCGACCGTCTGACGCAGGGTTACAAATACCACGAGAATATCGGATGGGCAGACATTGACGACAGGAACAACCTGGAGAACGTTTATGTCCAATACCACAACCTCGGGCAGAACGGCGTGATGGACGACCTGAGGGACAAGTTTCTCGCACTTCCGACACATCCGGAGAAAAAGGAGGAAAACGCATGATTAACTGGAAGGTAAGACTGAACAATAAGTTGTTCTGGTGTGAGGTGATCCCGGCGCTCGCGCTGGTTGTCCAGGCGGTCGCCGCGGTGTTCGGCTATACGCTGGACTTCACGACACTGGTCGGGAAGCTGCTCGCCGTTGTCGATGCCGTGTTCGCGCTTCTGGTGATCCTGGGCATCGTGGTCGACCCGACCACGGAAGGCGTGCGCGACAGTAAGCTTGCGATGACCTACGACGAGCCAAAACCCTATCAAGTTGAACCTCCCGACGAACAGGCGAACGGATGACACAAAAGCCCCGGAATACTCCGGGGCTTCTTTTTTTCGCCTTCTTTACTACCGACAAACTACCGACAACGCGACACCGACCAGTTGATTTTCGATGGTGTTGTCTCCCCTGCTAAGGGAGTAGTGTCAGTGATGGCAGCCCGGGTTCAAATCCCGGCTTCTCCGCCAAAATGCCCGCAGATCAATGTCTGCGGGCTTCTTTTTGTCTGTCCGGAACGTGCCGATTAAATCCGATTAAATCCGCTTAACTACCGACACACTACCGACATGGTCATTTTGCCACGGCGCTCCTACTACCGACATCACTACCGACACCGATGGAGTCCACCGCAGCGCGGAGATCGTCCTGGTCGGGATGGGCATATTTGTCGAGCATCTTGGTCGTGGACCAGCGCATGACCTTTTTGATGGTCGCCGGCGCGATGTTGTTGTCGATCGAGAGCGCGGTGGCCGTCGTGTGCCTGCACGAATACGGCGTCAGACGGCGGCATTTTGCCGCTTCCAGTGCGGCATAGTAACTTTCCCGCCACTTGTCCATGGAAGAGCCAAAAAGGCGCCCTGAGGGCCTCGCGTGGGCCATCAGGTCCTCGAGCACCGGGAGGATCGTGGCGGCCAGCGTGACTGGCGTCTGCTTCCGGACTTTCGTCTTCCTGCCGGCGCCCACGATCTGCCGGTTCTCCAAGTCGATCTGGTCGAGGCGGAGGTCGAAGCACTCCGCCGGCATCAGGCCGGTGTAGATCATCAGTAACGGAACCGCCGCCCGGAGATCGCCGGACTCGTACAGCTTCCAAAGGTTCGCCTGTTCCAGGTCGGTGAAGGGCTCGCGCTCCTGTTCGGTGAGGGACGGCAGCTGGATGAAGGACGGGAGGTCTTTGTTGGCATACCCGTCAGCTGCGGCGAGTTTGTACAATGCACCAAGAACCGTGCGGCAGTCCTTCGCCGTGTAGTACGTAGTGCAAACGGATGAGACGGTGTTCCGGAGGTCGTCCACCGTCAGCTGATCGACCTGGGTGTCGTGTATATTGCTAAGTTTCTCCCAGGCAATCCGGTAGGCCGTCTGCTTCGAGGCGGACAGGGCCGTCAGCTCGTTCTTTTCGTAACTCTTCCAATAATAAGAGAGCGCAGGAGCTGAGACCGGCTTCAGGTGACCGCCGGCGCGGAGTGTCGGACAGAAGGCGATCGCCTCCGCCCTGGTGGCAAATCCGCCCTTGGTGCGCTTGATCGGCACCCGCTGGCGTGCCGGCTGATCCGGGTCGAAGGGCGGCGGGTCACGGTAGCCGATGACGACCTGGGCGGTCCAGGTCTTCCCGCGCTGGAAGGCCGTGCCGGTTCCGTTGGATGTGCGCTTCTTTTTGTGACAGGGTGCGGTCTGCTTCCTGCCGCACATATTGCAGTAAATGGATCCATCCGGGATGGTTTTGTGACATGCTCGGCAGTTCATGGGTGTCACATCTCCTTAAGGTTTATAATCTACAGAAATGTCATAACGCTGAACCGGAAGGAATCTGAAATAGGACGCACCGCCCAATGTGAGCCACACGCCATTCTGATTCTTGTCAAAATATCCGGAGAACTTGGAACCATCCGGCATGGAAAGCACGAAATAATTAGTCTTTGATGTAAGTTTACATTCCACAAAATTGGATGAAGTATGTTTCCCGTTTTTCCACATCTGTTTGCAGAAATAGGCAGTTTTCCCATCTGAATTAAACACCAGCTCAAATATCGCAGAATCGAAGTCAAAGCTGGAATTGTATGTCTGATTCATTGCCTTGGCATCAATAAAAAGGATATAGGCGTCCGATGCATAAGTGGAAGCGGAAACCGCTACCGGCAGGAGCATGGATAGAATGAGAATGACGGCGAGAAGTTTCTTCATATTATTCGTCTCCTTTCATATTAAGAATCTTTCTAACTGCTTGCTTTTGCCATTCTTCCGCTTTACTGTAAGCGACGATCAGGGACAGGACATCAGAATCTGATATCGGTTCTTCTGGTTTGAGCTCCCAGAAGCCCGGGAAGCGGTTCACCTTCGGTTCGTCTCCGGTCATGAGCCAGCCCGGATCAACATCCAGCGCCATGGCCAGCTTAAAGCACTTGTCCTGTTTCGCAATATAGACACCGTTAATGTAATTACTGATATCGCTCTTCCCGACTCCGCTGAGCCTGGACAATTCAGATGCAGTAATCCCTTTTTCCGCGATTGCTTTCTGAAGTCTGTACTGAAAATCATTTTCCATGTCTGATCCCTCCGGCCTTAGAATACCATACTATTCAAGAAAACTCAAATTATATTTTAGAAAACTTGATTGTTCTTGTTGACAATTACAACCGCCAATGATAAGATAGTTGCGGTTGAGAAACCACAACACAAAATATAGTGGAAAGGAGGACAGCAGACCATGAAGAAAATCTTCTTTGACTACAGTAAACTTTCCGGGCGCATCAAAGAGAAATTCGGCTCGCAGAAAGCATTTGCGGACGCTCTGGGCGTTACGGAAACAACGCTGTCGAACAAGATGACCGGTGTCTATTACTTCTCACAGGCGGAAATCGCGAAGTCTATCCAGCTGCTGGATTTGGAATCCGGCTCCATTACCGGGTATTTTTTTACCCCGAGAGTTTAGTTTTCTCAACGCAATATAAACATATTGCGAAATATCAGAAAACGAAAAACCGAGAACCCACAAGGATTTTACCTAAAACAGAACGTCACAATATTTCTATATTGTGAAGAAAGGACGGACGACAATGGAACGCACGAAGTACTCGACAATCTACCTCGGGGAGCTCACCCAGATGATCAAGGACTGCACCATCGCAGCGATCCGGGACTCCTACGCGCAATTCGGAACTGATTCCGGCTCCTATGCGCTGAAGCACCAGGTCGGCGGGATCTTCAATGTCACCGACCGGATCATGGCCGCGCTGTACGCTGAGAAGGACGAAGAGGAGGAAATCTGATGACGCTGGACGATCTCCGGGCCATGAACAAGACGATGGTCTCCAGCAGCGTCGTGGCCTCCGTGATCGGGTCGAAGCCAGACGTGGTGAAAGCCCAGGCGCTCCGGGGGGATCTTCCCTGGAACGTGACGGTGATGGAAGGCCGTACCGGAAAGATGATCGTGAAGCACTCGCGGGAGCAGCTGCTGGACTATCTCGGAAGGAGGCGTGAGGAATGAAGCTGACACGGAAGATCCTGGCCCTGCTGGCTGCGTTTGCGCTGATCGCGAGCGTGATCTTCGCCAGCGGCATCAGCTGGGCGGAGGAAGGCACCACGACCATGTGGATTCTCTGCCAGCCGGGCGACTATGTCCACGCCCGCAGCGGGCCGAGCACCCGGCGGGAAAGCCTCGGGCGCCTGGTGACCGGCGATCACGTCGAGGTTGACGGGCAGACAAAGGACGGCTTCGCGCATGTGACCCGGCTCTGCCTCGAAGAGGATGTCGGCTGGATCTACGCCGGCTACCTGATCGAAGAGGAACCGAAGGACGCGAAGGGCATGGTCTACACGATCAGCGCGAACGGGCGCGTGGCGTGCCGGAAGTTTATCGACGGCCCGCGCCGGTGCTGGGTTGTGGACGGAAGCCAGGTCAAGGTCTACGGATATACCAGCCAGTGGGCCGTGACCAACAAAGGGTTTATCCGCACCGAGTTTGTGGACGGGCTCCGATACTGAGGTGGTCACCGTGGCGACATTGAGGACAGAAGACGAAAAGCTGGCGATTCTCGCCCGGTGCTGTGCCCTGGAAAAGTCCGGCGGGGACATCCTCGCCTACCTGAGGAGCCAGCACTACGTGACGCCCAGGGCGACCTGGATTAACTTCCAGAAAATGTATCTCGGCCGGAAGCCGGAAAAGTGCACGGACGGAAGGCCAAGAAGAAAGGACAGGATTGAGATGGACAACTACCAAGGGAAGAAGGCTGAGGACCAGCAGAAACGTCTGGACGGGCTGAAGGAACGGATGGACAAGGGCATGACCACCCGGGAGGCCATGGCCAACATGGGATTCACCGGCAAGAGCGCTGCGCAGACTTACCGGCGGATCCGAGCGTATGCAATGGAAACCGATCCGGAGATCGCGGCGAGACTTCCGGAGAAGATTGGCGCGGACGACCCGGAGAACTGGTTTAAACAAGGGGAGAAGATCCCGAAGGCGGTAATCCAGGCGGTAATCAATGCGAACCCGGTGGAAGTGTTCTCGAAGATTCAGGTCGAGGAGCCGAAGCCTGAACCGGCGCTGAAGACGGTCGCCCTGGGCGGAAAGTTCGGGAAGTATGAGGTCAACGAGCGGTCCAACTACTTCGCGGTGGATGTGGACCGGGTGATCGCGATCGACGATGTGCCGGAGTTTATCGAGGAGCTCCGGACGGCGGTCAGGCTTCTCGGGATTGACATTGAAAGGAGGTGAGACCATGGGAAAGCATGAGAAAAAGCGCCCGGAAATACTGCCGAAGCCTGTACCGTTTTACGGGCACAAGTATAGCAAGCACCCGGAAGTGATCCGTGTCAGCTTCAAGGACGGCACCAGCGCTGTGTACGACCTGAGGCCGAAGCAGCCGGCGCCCCAGATCGTCGAGTGCATCGAGATCATCCAGGGATGGACGCAGGGCTACCCGCCCATAGAAACAAGATGACCGGCAGCTGCTGGAACCAGCTACCGGCCAAAGCCAGAAATATGGAATCGAATCATTATAACATATCAGAAAGGGTTGAACAAGCGTGAGGGCTTTATACGAAATCGACCAGGAAATCCTGGACTGTGTAGACATGGAGACCGGGGAGATCCTGGACTCCGAGAAACTGGATGCGCTCCAGATGGAGCGTGACCGCAAACTGGAAGGCGTCGCCCTGTGGGTGAAGGACCTGACCGCCGAGGCGGAGGCCGTCAAGGCGGAGGCCGACAAGCTGATCGCCCGGAAGCGGGCGCTGGACAACAAGATCGCCGGGCTGAAGATGTGGCTGCTGATGGCGCTGGACGGCGAGAAGCTGAAGACGCCGCGGTGCAACGTGTACTACACCCACAGCCAGCGGGTGAAGGTGGAAGACGAAGAAAAACTGATGGAATTTATCTATTCGCTTAACGTTCCCGGAACATACCTTCGGTATAAAGAGCCGGAGCTGAATAAGGACGAGATCAAGAAGGCGCTGAAGGACGGGTTCGAGTTCCCCGGCGCGGCGCTGGAGACGACGGAAAGCGTGGTGATCAGGTAATGGGAATCCCTGTTCTGATCATCGGTGAGAGCGGGTCTGGCAAGACCTACTCCATCAAAGGCATGGACCCGGAGAAGGTCGGGATCTTCCTCTGCGAGAAGTCCCGCCTCCCATTCCGGAAGAAGTTTTCCACCTATAAGGTCCGGAATATCGTCACGAAGGACGACAACGGCGTGGAGCGGGTGGTCCGCCAGGGCGATATGATCCGGTCGATCCTGATGCAGAGCCAGAAGAAGACGTTCGTGATCGACGACAGCCAGTACATCATGGCGAATGAATTCTTTGATCGCGCCAGCGAGACCGGCTACCAGAAGTTCGTGGACATCGGGGCCGGCTTCAGGAACCTGGTGCACACGATCAACAACGACCTGGCGGATGACGTGATCGTCTACTTCCTGCACCACCCGGAGACGGACTCCAACACCGGGAAGGTCAAAGCGAAGACGATCGGGCGGATGCTGGACGAAAAACTGACCCTCGAAGGGTGCTTCGACATCGTGCTCCACGCCCGGACGGACGGGAGCGGGCACTGGTTTACCACCCAGAGCGACGGCACCGACACCGCGAAGAGCCCGGAAGAGATGTTCGAGATGACCATCCCGAACGACCTGGCCTTCGTGGACAGGACCATCCGCGAGTACTACGGGATCGGAGGTGGCGCGGATGCCTGACGAGCGGTACAACGAATACCTCCGGAGCGAGACCTGGCAGCGCCTCCGGTCGGAGCGGCTGAAGATCGACGGATACAAGTGCCAGCGGTGCGGGAGGCCCTTCGACCTTCAGGTGCACCATCTCTACTACCCGCCCGAACTGGGCACCGAGGATGTGCACCGTGACCTGATCACGCTGTGCGATATGTGCCACGAGCTGGTCGAGCACCAGAAGCAGGAATTCCGGTATAACAAGTACGCGGAGCGCGAGGCTGAGCGGAAGAGGGCCGAAGAAGAGCGTGAGAGGCGTCTCGAAGAGCTCAAGCAGATGAAGGAAGATAACAAACGGAAGTACGAAGAATGGAAAGAGGAGATGGCAAGGCACAAGAGGCTGGTGTCCCAGTTCTGTGAAAATGTGCTTATGGACGATCTGTCTCGCGCCGGCAAGAACGGCAAAGACTACTGCAATAAGGACGTCGTGAAGGCTGACCTTTTCCCGTTCCTTCGTGAGAACAACGCGTCTCTGGATGGCGTGACAGACGTGCAGAACTTCTTCCGGAACAGGCGCTACGAAGTTATCCTCCGGCTGATTAACGAAGGAAACTCCAGGCAAGAGATCCAGCGGAAAACAGGTTTCTCGTACAACATGGTCAAGAAGGTATTCGATAAGCCCCATGTTGCAGAAGCAATATTAAAAAATGAAAAGGAGAACTACGAACATGAATAAGCCTAACAACTACGAAAACGTATCCACCGGAGACTTCACCCCTGCCGAGGCCGGCGGGCATCACATGATTATCAAACAGGTGCGCGAGCAGAAGAGCCGCACCGGGAAGGACATGCTGGTGATCCTGGTGGACTTCGCGCCGAACGATCGGCAGCCGAAGTACTTCTCGAAGATGTTCGAGGAAGACACCCGCCCGGAGAAGAAGTGGCCGCACGCCGGCACGATCTACGTGGTCAGCGTGGACAACAGCGGCCAGTGCACCAAGAACTTCAAGACCTTCATCACCAGCTTCGAGCACTCCAACGGGTGCCAGGTGGTCTGGGACGAGGGGCCGAAGTTCGTGAACCAGTTCGCCGGGAAGAAGATCGGCGGCGTCTACGGGCGCGTCGAGGAAGAATACAACGGCGAGCGGAAGATCCGGTGCCTCCTGCGCTGGTTCTGCGACGACGCAAGGGCGGACGGCGCGAAGGTGCCGGAGGACAGGCTGCTGGACAAGGGAGCTGCGCCCGTGCCGGCAGGGTTTACGCCGGTTGAGACGGAGGACATCCCCTTTTGATCACCATCCAGGTCGACACCCGTGAGCATCGGGCGGAGGCGGAACGAATTGAGAAACAGTTCGACGCCATGGGTGTCGCCCACTTCCGGTCCAAGCTTTATTGCGGTGATTACCAGTCGCTCGACAACGGGCGGCTGGTGATCGACCGGAAGAAGGACCTGCTGGAGCTCTGCGGAAACGTGACGCAGCAGCACGAACGCTTCCGGCGGGAGCTCGTCCGGGCCAGGGACGCCGGCATCCAGGTGATCATCCTGTGCGAGCACGGACACGGCATCGAGAGCCTGACGGACGTCTGGTTCTGGAAGAACCCGAGGCTCGAGAGACGGAAATGGGTCGTTGAGGACGGAAAGCCGAAACAGGTGCCCGCCTATCCGGCGGCGACCAGCGGCGAGAAGCTGTTCACCATCCTGAACACCATCCGGATCAAGTACGGGCCACGGTTCGCCTTCTGCGATCCTGCCCGGACCGGCGAGACCATTGTCCGGCTGCTTGGAGGTGGATGATGTGGCGGACATCGGGTATATCAAACTGTACCGGAAGATCTGGGAGAACGACTACCTGAACGCCGGCGAACGCTTCACCAGGATGACCGCATGGATCTGGATTCTGACGCACGCCAACTATAAGGACGGCAGCTTCATGAAGAATGGCCAGCTGGTCCACGTCAAGCGCGGTCAGCTGTTTACATCCATCCGGCATCTGGCCCTGACCTTTGGCTGGGACCCGAAAACAGTATCCCGCTTTTTAGGGTACATGGAAATGGAGAAAATGATAACGACCACGGGGATGCAGAGGGGTACACTCATCACCGTCCGCAAATACAATGATTATCAGGCTTCTGACGATTCCGTTTCCAGCGAAGGGTACACTGAAGGGTACACTGAAGGGGGAGCAGATTCCCACAGTACAGGGAGCGCAGACGGGTACATAACTAAAGAAGTAAAGAAGAATACTAAGAATAAAAAGAAAGAGCGCGGGGGGCGGGTGATTGAATGAACCAGACGAATCATGGGCTGCTCGACGAGACCATCGTCCGCCGGGCCATCCATACGATCAAGCCGGACGGCGGGCTCTTCGAGGTGCGGATTATCGGTGAGCGCGGGAAGAATAGCATCGCCAGCGGGTACTTCCGGGACGCCGATACGCTGATCGCCGCCTTCGACAAGATGGACCTCCGCCGGAAGAACGTCTACATCGTGCTGAACGACATCCGGGAGGCGTGCTACAGCCGGAAGCAGCGGGACCACTTCGAGGCCACGAACACCACCACCGACGACAAGGACATCGAGAGCTATTCCTGGCTGTTTATCGACCTGGACCCGGAGCGGACGAAGGAAGTCAGCTCCACGGATGAGGAACTGAAGGCGGCGGTCGCGCTGGCCGGGCGGGTGAAGAAGTACCTGGAGGGCATCGGGTTCGAGAAGCCGGTCGAGGCCCTGAGCGGAAACGGCGCGCACCTCCTCTACTATATCGGGCTGGCAAACAATGAGGAAAACACGGAGCTGATCCGGCAGTGCCTCGCGGCGCTGGACATCATGTTTTCCACCGACCTGGTCAAGATCGACACCGTGAACTTCAACCCGAGCCGGATCTGCAAGCTGTACGGCACGGCGGCCCAGAAGGGCGCGAACAGCCCGGAACGTCCGCACCGGATCAGCGAGATCATCAGCGAGGACTTCACGCCCCGGCAGACGATGCGGTGCTACCTGGAGCAGCTGGCGGGCGCGGTTGAGGAAGTGAAGCCGGCGGCGGCCAAGTACAACAATTACGACCCGAACAACTTCGACCTGGTCGGGTGGATGCAGCGTCACGGGCTGGGCTTCACGGAGAAGACCTTCTCGGACGGCGGGCGGAAGTTCGTGCTGGACGAGTGCCCTTTTAACGGAAACCACAAGGCGCCGGACTCGATGCTGATCCTCCAGACGGACGGGCGGATCGGGTTCAAGTGTCTCCACAACAGCTGCCGGGACAAGACATGGCGGGACCTGTGGATGAAGCTTGACCCGACGCTGTACGAGGCCGTGACGAAGGAAGAGGACCGGCGGATCGAGGAAGGCTGGCGGAGGCACAACGCGAACCGGGCGAGCGCGCCCTATGCGGAGGCGGTGCCGGGCGAATCCACCGAGCCGGTGTTCTACACAGCGGAGATGGTCACCAGCAAGCCGAAAGAGGTCCGGGAGTTCATCCGGACCGGCACACAGGTGCTGGACAAGCAGATGATGGGACTCGAGAAGTGCTGCGTGTCGCTGGTGTCCGGGCTCAGGGGCGGCGGAAAGTCGACTTTGCTGACCGGATGGATGCTGAACGCCGTGCAGGACGGGCACACCGTGGTCTGCTACTCCGGTGAGCTGACGGACAGGAACTTCATGCGGTGGATGTTCCTCCAGGCCGCCGGCAAGGCGAACACCATCCGAAGCGAGATCTACGAGAACTACTACACGACCGGCACGGAGACGCAGCTGAGGATCGCGCACTGGCTCGGGGAGAAGTTCTGGCTGTATAACAACGTTTACGGAAACAACTACCAGAAGGTGTACGACCTAATCCGGAAACAGGCCGAGGAGAAGAAGGCGGACTTCGTGGTGATCGACAACATCATGGCGCTGGACCTCTCCGGGGCGGATAAGGACAAATATGAGGCCCAGACGCGCTTCATCTGGATGCTGAAGGAACTGGCCAAGGTGACCAACGCGCATGTACTGTTCGTGGCGCACCCGAGGAAGAGCCAGGGGTTCCTGAGGCTGGACGATGTGAGCGGCAGCGGGAACATCGGGAACATCGTGGACAACGCCTTCATCGTGCACCGGAACAACGACGACTTCCGGGCGAAGACGAAGGAGTTCTACAGGAAGAAAGATGATTGGGACGGGTACCAGGGCACGAACGTGATCGAGATCTGCAAGAACCGCGACCTCGGCGTCCAGGACTTCTTCATCCCGCTGTGGTACGAACCGCAGACGAAGCGGATGAAGAACTACCAGGGCGAGAATGTGGTCTACGGGTGGGACACGTTCGGCGGGTACACTGTCGTGAATGATGAGGAGGTGCCCTGGTGATCAATCCGAAAAGGCGGGAAATGTTCAAGGATCTGTACCGGCTGGCGGAGTATTATGAGGCCCCGCAGTTTGCGCCGGGAGACATCGACGGAAATGCCGACTGGTTCGCGATCGCTCAGGAGGCGGTGCTGATGCCCTTCCTGAACAAATGGGCGGACGACGACCTCGCCGGCGCGCTGGCCTTCGATGTGGTCGAGGCGACCAGCAAGCTCGCCGCGGAGGCGAACAGGCAGGCGCCGGTGACATAAGAATGGAGTGAGATCTATGAGAATTGTGACGGATGTACTTTGCATTGTTTTCCTCGGGCTGCTGGTGTTCTGCCTGATGACCAACCAGGTCACGGTGGAGCAGCTGCTGGCCGTGTCGATCGTCGCGCTGGTCGTCTTCTCCGTGCGGGAGGAGATCCGGGAGCGCCGGGGAAAGACAGAAGCCCCGCGGGAGGACGCGGACAACAAATAAGTGTTTCCTCCGGATTAAGGTCCGCCCGTGAGCGGCTATCCGGAGACAATAAAAGGAGGAATTGAAGATGGCACGGTCTCGGTTAGTATGCAATCTCGGTTTGGCGGACTTTTTCACGATCCCGGAGAGTAATGAGGTCTGGCGGAAGAAGGGCGGAGACAAAACCTACCTTGTGAGGGCGTCGGATGGAAAAAGGATCGCCGGGTACGACTGCGAGAGCCTGTATGACAGCGAGCAGCGGATCTGGCTTCCGGCGAACACACGGGTCGACATAGTAGAAGATTTATAAGGAGGCCTGGCATGACGCAGCGGGAGTTTGCCAACAAGTACGCCCTGCCCTACTGGCTGGTCCACCTCGCGTCCACGCAGACGCCCACGCGGGAGGATAACCCGTGGGCGCGGGCCTACCCGGAGGCGGAGCTGATCACCGCCGTCCGGAAAGAGGTCAAAATGAGGGCCCGGGAGCGGAAGAAGGACCTGGAAGAGTACGCGGCGATTCTTAGAAGATTGAACGGGGAGGAATGAGGATGTTCAGATCAAACGGGATCCAGTTTATCAGGCTGAGCGGTGCCAGCGCCAAGCTGGACGAGGACGGAAACTTCATTGGATACGAGCACCGGGGCGAGGTCGTGATCAATGTGGCCCAGATCTGCGCGATCTACGAGCACACCGTGATCGTCATGGGGCACAAGATCCGGGTCATGGAGTCTGTGGATGAGATTGTGAGGATGATGAGATGATGGAGCCGGTGAGCGTGAAGTTCATGGAGGTGCTCCGGGACGACATCCGGAAGCATATCAGGCCATGGGCGGACAATGACCGTGTCGAGGTCGGAGATTTTTCTTACGGATACCCGGTGATCAAGAGCTGGGGCGAGGGCGCGAAGTGCCACATCGGGAAGTTCTGCTCCATTGCCGCGAACGTGCAGATCTACCTGGGCGGCGATCACCAGACGCGGTGGCTGACTACCTACCCCTTCGACGTGTACTTCGGCGGAGGGGTCGCGAAAACCAAGGGCGACGTCTGGATCGGGAACGATGTCTGGATCGGGAACGACGCGAAGATCATGAGCGGGGTCCGGATCGGCGACGGCGCGGTGATCGCCGGGAGCGCGGTGGTGACGAAGGACGTGGAGCCCTACACGATCGTCGGCGGGGTGCCGGCGAAGGAAATCCGGCGGCGGCTCACCTACCGGGCGACCTGGGAGCTGATCCGGATGCAGTGGTGGGACTGGCCGCTGGAGAAGATCGCGGCGGCAGTGCCTCTCCTGGCATCGGAAGACATCAAAGGGCTGGTCATCTTTGACTATGAATGGAGGAAAGCGCATGAAGAAGCCTTACCTGAGTGTAATTGTCCCGGTACATAACGGCGAAAGCTTTATGAGGAAAGGCTTGGACAGCATCCGGAGCCAGGTCTACGACGACTATGAGCTGATCGTGGTCTGCGACAATTGCCAGGACAAATCCGTGGAGATCGCCAGGGAATACGCTGACAAGGTCATCGTCACCCAGTTCGGTCTGGACGGGCTGGCCCGGAACGCCGGGCTGGATGAGGCCGAGGGTGAGTGTGTCCTGTTCATGGACCACGATGACTGGTTCCTGCATGAGTTCGCGTTTATGCAATGCGCGGAGATGATGAAGGAGAACCCGGACGCCGACATGCTGGTTTTTTCTTTCATCTGGAAGGGTTTCAACTACATCGACGCCCGGAAGCGGATGGTCATCGCCGTGTGGTCCAAGTGCTGGCGGAGGGCGTTCATCGGGGACACCCGGTTCTCCGACCGGCCCTACTGGTCTGACGTGGACTTCCATCAGAAGATCATGAAGAAGAAGCCGAGGGCGTACATGTGGGACCGCCCGATGTACTACTACAACTACCTGATGCCCGGATCGACCTCGTGGCGCGAGAAGGAAGGCCTGATCGAGAGCTACCAGGAACAGGAGCGGAGGAAGAACGATGAAGTGTCCGAAATGCGGGAGTGAGCAGCACAGGGTCAGCAACACACGGCAGAGGCTGGACGGGGCTATCCGGAGACAGCGTACGTGCATCATCTGCGGGAAGATCTGGTACACGATCGAGACGCATGAAGGTAAGTGCCTGACAATGCAGAACGACAACCTGATCAACCGGCTGAAGAACGGAATCGAGACAGCCAGTGGTATTGATAACGACTTCGTGTATATCACGATCGGGGACGCCAAGCGGATATTACGGATGCTCTGAGACAGGAGGCAAAGCGGATGACCAAGCGCGAGCTGCTGGAAAATTACCGGGACATCGTGATCGAGATAGAAACACTGGAGCGCCAGTCGAAGTTTCTGAATCAGTTTATCGGCGGACCGAAACCGGTGCACGCGGTCCGGCTGACGGGTATGCCGCGTGGAACAAATGATCCGGAGGCAGCGGTTCTTCAGCGGGCAGACACGGATGAAGTGCTGGAAAAGATTGACGCGAAGTGTGCGGAGCTACGGGATCTGGTGGATGCCTTCGAACAGATCATGGACGGGATTGATGACCGGCGGCTCAGGATCATCATCCGGAACTATTACGCACTGGGATGGACTGATGAGAAGATCGCGGAACAACTGGAGCTCAGCCGGCAGCATGTGAACAGGCTGAGGATGGCTTACATTGAGGTGTTGATATGAATAAAGAAGATATAATCTGCACATGCAAAGAAGTTGACCTGGATGAAAAAGAACGCGATATGATAGAGAAAATGGTTCTGCAATGGAGGCTGGAATATGCAAATGTTGATGGTAAAATCATTAGAAAAACAGATTTAAAGAATCATTCCGTTATTGTAGTAAAACTGATTATATACAATACTCTCATGGCACTTGCAGACGTTAATGTGAACAATGAGAAAAAAGAATTGACTGGCATACGTATGCTTCGATTCCAAGGAAGATATATATTTCAGAAGTTCACATTTTATTTGGATGGATACAGACGTAAATGGATAGCGTACACACGTTTGTAAATTCATGTGACAAATGTTATTGAATGTGCGCGTATCATATGAAACAATGATACCGTGCAGAAGTAGCACCGGGGTGGACATGACCCGGTGCTTTTCTTCATGCTTCAGTTCCTCTTTTATGCGGGGGCCGGGTCTTGACACCTCCGGACACCGGCGGGAAGCTCATCATTGATAGCTGAGGTGGGAGCTGGTGAGCAATTCGTTTGCCAGGGCGTTCTACATGAGCGCGCCGTGGGTGAAGTGTGCACGGGCATACAAGGCCAGCAAAGGCGGGCTCTGTGAGCGCTGCTGGTCGAATGGTCTGATCGTGCCCGGCGAGGAGGTGCACCACAAGATCAGGCTGACACCGGATAACCTTAGCAATTACGAAATCTCCCTGAATTGGGAGAACCTCGAGCTGCTGTGCAAGAACTGCCACATCGAGGAACACAGAGGGACCCGCTGGAGGGCGGACGAGCTCGGCCACGTCGAGCTATAGCCCCCCTGGTCGATCGAAATATGAGAGGGGGGCCAGCTCCGGGGCGAGGTCAGGAATTTCGCTCTATTGAGGCGGGTTTTGGTTTTTTTGGAAGGACGGGACAAAAATGGCGAGAAAGAAAATGACCTTTGACGAGATCATGAGCCTCGCCGAAAGCTACGGAGTCAAGGACAACGTTCTCTTCGTTTCCGCCTCCCGGCGCTACGCCGGCCAGATGGAAATCATCGAGAACATCCAGGAAGATCTCCGGACGCGCGGGCTTGTGATGGAAGTGACCGGCTCCACCGGGCAGCAGAAGATCGAGGCGAACCCGATGGCCTCCCAGCTGCCGAAGTACAACGACACGGCGAACAAAACACTAAGCATCATGCTGGACATCATTCAGAAACTGGGCACCGCCGCGCCGGCGGGCGATAAGCTGGGTGAGTTCCTGAATGAGTAAGTACCAGGGCGAGGCGTGGAGGCGAATGGAAGCGCCACCTGTGCCAAACGCAGAGCTCGAGACGGAGGTGCGGCGGCTGCAAAAGATGGCAGCGTCCGCGGACAACTGGATTCTTAAATACTACCAGATGATAGAAGACGGGTCCGTGACCGTGGGTCACTGGATCCGTTTGCTATATGAGCGGATTGTCTCCGACCTGGAGGCGAAGGCCTACTTCTTCGACCAGAAGAAGGCGAACAAGGCCATCCGCTTTTTTGAGTCCTTCTGCCACCATTCCAAAGGCAAGCTGGCGCCTCAGCTGGTGAAGCTGGAGATCTGGCAGAAGGCACTCCTCAGCTGCATGTTCGGGCTGGTGGATGAGCGCGGCGTCCGGATCTACCGGGAAGTGTTCATCGTGATGGGCCGGAAGTGCGGGAAGAGCCTCCTGGCCTCCGGCGTGGCGGAGTACATGGCATACGCCGACGGCGAACGCGGCGCGGACTGCTACTTCCTCGCGCCGAAGCTGGACCAGGCGGACATCGTGTTCAATGACTTCTGGCAGTCCATCAGCCAGGAACCGGATCTGATGAAGATCACGAAGAAGCGGAAGATGGACATCTACATCGAGTCGACGAACACGTCCATCAAGA